AGACGCGACTCTCATTAACGTCCTCATACATATCAACATCATTGTTTGTTAGAATAGGATCAATGTAGGTAAGCTGTGCTAGTTTGTTACCATCAATCAGTGTATTAGATGAACCAAGGAACTCTGTATTGTGTGACACAACATCATTAGAGTAGTATGTTTCAGATTCTTCAACGCCTACTGGATCATAAACTATATATGGTCCTTCTGTAAGTAGCGTAATCTTAGATATTTTTTTCCCAGTTATTGTTTGTCCTATTGACAAATCTTTTGCAAAAGAAAATCCACTATCTGTCAAAAAGACATGTTTAGGTGATACTCTAATAAACGTATCATCAAAATCAAAGCGAATCAAAGTATCTGTAGTTTTTGACACCACACCAGAAAAATCTTTATATCCTAAAGGAGTTTTTATTCTGTATCTTGTGTTTTCTTTATACTGCACTGAAACTTTTACCTGTTACTAGTTTTCTAATACATGCAGATGTTACGCCATATTCTTCTGCATACTTTTTACTAAATGCTTGTTCATATGATAAAACTTTACCATTCTTTTGAACTTTACCCACTCCATCAATATATGGTCTAGTGTTGTATAGTTCAAGTATAGCGTCAACATTTTCACCAAGTTTGCTGTGATAAACTTTACCTCTCTTTGCTTCACTTGCTTTAGGTAAAGAATATCCACTGATGCCTTTATTCCAAGGTGTGGTTCCCTTTTTTACACCGCCAACACCAGGTCTTTTCTTACCTTTTTGTATATCACTAATATATGTCGGAGACATACCCATTCGTTTTGCTATCATTACACAAGCGCCATAGTCACCCTGCGAATAGTGTATATCATAGTGTTCTTGTATACTCACGCAAGTAAGATTCATGATATCATTATTGGCATGGTTACCATCAACATGATGTATTTCATATGATCTACCTTCTGTATCTCTCGGAATAGGACCATACTCTTTTTCATATATTTTTCTATGCATAAAAATCTCCTAGTTCTATTGTATTTATAAAACCAAGAAACTCTATCTCAAAGTGTATTATATAGTTGACTTATAGGAATGCACATATATTCATTTGTTGTTGTATCGTAGACATCTATCATAGTTTCTTCTGCAACACATTCAAATTCCTGTCTCCACTGACGTTCACTGGTGTTTTTGATATATTCATCTTTGAATGCTTCGTCGCGACCAGGAACGTCTCTCCAGTTGACAGAACAACGAACGTATGTATTACGCCCTTGCTCCGAATCCGACCACAACTTATAGAATAAGTTCATCCCATTCGGTGTTGAAGTGATGATAACTTTAGTTGTCTTACCTGAAGTGATCGTAGGATAAACTGAAGCGAAGAATGATTCTTGAATGTTGTTAGGAACGAACGCAAACTCATCAAGATATAGAAGTGAGAACGTCTTACCACGAACAGCAGAACCACCGGTGGCTGATGCAAGTGCCTTTGATCCGTTCTCTAGTTCAATGTCGCCTTCATTCCAACGCTTCACGCCTTGCTGTAACCAGTTGGGAAGATGTTCAAACATCAACTTCACACGGTTAAGGATTTCTCGTGCCTGCATATCTTTGTTGGCAAGAATAGCAATAGCATAGTTTTTATTGAAAAGAAGTTTATGCAGCATGTAAGCGCAAACTGTAGTTGTCTTACCGCACTGACGAAGCAGTTTACAAATAGAGAAACGATTTGTCTCAAATGTATTGACCATATTCTCCTGAAATGGCCAAAGATTGAAGTTGATTAGACCGTCGTCAACACTAACAATCTTACAGTATGTTTTGATAAAGTAAATCTGATCTTCAGCACATCTTTTAAACTCTTTTACCTTATCTAAATCCCACTCAACAGGAACGTTGACGGCTTTTAGATTTTGGTTATTATTATAGTATTCTGCCATTATTCACCTTTGAGCAGTTTGTGCAACTCAGCGGTTGTTCCCACAAATAGGTTGTTAGTTACATTACCAGTAGTCTTTTCTGCTTCTTCTGGTGTTTTGTCCATCTTCTGGATCTCTTTGACTTGCTTGCTTAAGTTCAATAGCTTCTGGTTAGCTGTCACCAAGCCATTCACCAGCGTGCCAACAACTTCGTATGCAGATGCCGACTGAGACTGCTTTGCGAACTCCAGCATGTCTGTGAGTGCTTCCTGACCAGCTTCGATGATGTCATAGAGATTCTTACGTGCAAAGTCGTAATCGTTCTCTGCATTGGTTTGCGATTCGTCTTGAACAAGAATAGCCTGTACAGGCAACTTCTTTGTCGGAAACCCAACCGAGTCGTTCATTGGGCTAAGGCCTAGTTTTTGTGAAATGATTTGATTATTCGCTATGTTCATATATTACCCGATGTTTGTAAACCAATCTTTTATGTAACCATAGTTGCTGTTAGCTTCAATCTCTGATACAGGAATAGAAATGGAAGCATTGCTTGTTGGATTTCCATTCGCATCTAGACCAGGAGTAATCTGTACATATTCTGCAATAGGAGAGTTGCCAGAAGTTGTAAAGGTTACGTTAGAGATTAAACCAGTATATATGTTGCTAAGTGAAACCGATGTCGTATTTACCGCGGTTACTGTTGTATTTGCTGGCAATCCTTGAACGTTTGCTGTAATCCTAGAACCAACATCGATAGAATCAATATCGGCATTTGTAAAGATTGTGTTACTGCCGTTACTGATTTTGCCAACAAAAGTATCGTTATCACCAGATACACGGAAGTTGATATCAACAGTATTGATGACGCCCTGTGTTGAGATTGGACCAAAGATATAGCCTTTGAGAACGAACTGAAGTTCCCAAATGATAGCATAGCGGTCATTGAAACTGGCTTCGTAAGTATCTTCATACTGAATGTTTTTTAAAACAACAGGAATATCCATCACAATACCCATTTCTGGAATGAGATTGATCGCTGTTGTCCACTCTGGCTTGAAGAATGGCAAAATCTGTTCTACAATGCGACAAGCATCATCGGCGTTTCTAGCAAGAATCGATAGATCGATGTTGAAGTTATATGGAACAGGATTGTATTGATATCCAAGAATATTAGCATTGTCTGTTAGATTTCTATTTTTACCGATGGTGTTTAGTTTACGACTCGAATCGTATTCAACACTTTTGATTTCAAAAGACATTCTAGGTAGAACCTGATTGACCTGGCGTAGCAAGTCTGGGTTCTCTTGAAGTCGAACGAGATAACGATCTTTTGGACCATATGATAATGGCACTTTCAGAGTATCAACAGCATCTCCTGCCTCATTGACGCGATCAATGAGAATATCATTGAACAACGAACCAAACAGAACAATATACTTTCTGATACTGCCAAAATAAAAGTTGTTGCCAAAAATAACACTTCTCCCGAATCGGTTTATATAAATATAGTTGTAGATCGCGGTGACTTGGCCGAAACCCATCTACTCTAACGCTTTGAAGGAGCATCAGCATGTATTGTACATATATTACTATTTATATTGGCAACAAACTTCCTCCGTTCTATATCGGTTACAGCACGATATCCAAAATCAATAGTGGATATCATGGAACCGTTACATCAAAAAAACACAAGAAAGTTTGGATTGAAGAGATGAAGCGAAATCCTTCATTTTTCAAAACCAAAATCATAAAAATATTTGATACAAGAGAATCTGCTATAAATCACGAATCTTATCTACACAAACACTTCAATGTAGATGTAAGTCCTATGTATATAAATGAAGCGATATCCAACATTCGTTGGAGAAATTCTGGTGGTTATAAACTTTCAGAAGAAACAAAACAAAAACAAAGAAATAGTTTTACTGTGGAAAGATTGTCTAAGATGTCAAGCGAAGCTTCAATCAGATGGTCTAATAAATCAGAAGAAGAAAAGGAAAATTGCAGAAAAAGATTTATGAAATATAGAGTAAATCCCAAATCACGAGAGGAAAACGATAGATATAAAGTTCCTAGAACAAATGACGAAAAGAATAGTATATCTATAGGAACAAAAGAAGCAATGAATAATCAAGAACTACGCGAACGTTTGTCAGAAAAAGCAAAGGCAAGATGCACAGACGAATGGAAAGCAGCTTCGGCAGATAGAAACAAACATAGAGTCTCTTGTGTTTTGTGTAGAAAAGAAATGGCCAGATGTGGCTTTCCTATGCACTTTGCTAGAAAGCACAAAATCTAAATGTCGTTCCCAAATGGATTAGTAACCGACCAGTCCACGAAGGTGTTTGCCAAAGCTACAAACTCTTCATTCTGTGTTGATGGATCGATTTCATCTAGAACAAAAGTTTCGTTGACAATATCATAACCAGCTTCGGTAATAAGATCGTAACTTGCTTCGGTGAGATACCAGAAGTTACTGTCTGCCACTGAATAGTTCTGTTGGATCGAATCGATGTTTGCGATGCCAGTGTTGAACTGTTCCGAATCGTAGTTGAACTTCTCTAGCTGCAACTCAAAGTATTGTAGCGATCCAGTCTGGTAGAAGGATCTTTCATGTTCAACGAACTTGATTTCAAAAATACCAGTTGTGAATGGAAAGTAAACAAGATCACCTTCTTGTGGGCGAATCAAGTTGTATATGCTACCAATGTCTTGTGCGAACCTACGACGACTCACGGACAGCGTAAGTTTGTCTGCTACGTTTAGCCCGAACTTGCTGAGTAGATCGCCTTCACCTTGGAAACCTTCATAATCATTAATATACATTTCAAGTGGAATAGCCACGTTAAATGAAGACGTTGGTGCTTCATCAAATAACTTATCAATATAGTTTGTTGTTCTCGGAAGATAATAGCAATCGATACCAAAAATCTGAATCATTTCGTCTGCTAGATTCTGTAGCAGATTCTGCTCAGGATTGTAATCAGAGTTTCGAAAGAAAAACGATGTCGGCACTTTTGATGATCCTAAAGATTGTTTTATGTTCTATTTATAGAATATCTATTGACAATCTTTAGGATCAGTGTATACTCAGTAATGTACTGTAAGATATAGGTTAGGTAGTATATCCAGCATCTATTAGTGTATTCCACTTTTCAGTGTTTGGTTTAGCCATCTTTCTGATGCCATCTTTGTACAATGCTCGTCTGCCACTCATAGAATCTGATTGTTTCTTTTTTTGATCTTCACTCTTCGGAACATCTTTCATTCTATTAGAAACCGAAACTCTATGATTTTCAGATTTATTATACTCAATCATTCTTTCTCTGGATGCCTGTATATCCTCTTGTGTTTGAGGAGGAAGTATTCTTTTTGACATCCCTATATTAAACTTTTCAATATATGAAGGATTGGATTTCTGTTCTAAAGCTTTTCTTCTTAGATTTTCTTTATGTTCTTTTGACTTAGCAATGCCTTTGCCCGTTGTGTTCTTTTGTATTTTGGTAAGAACTCCCTTTTCATAATCTATAAACTTTGCTGTGTTTCCACCATCTAATCCGTTCTCTTCTCTTAAGTTTGCCCATAGATCAGATTCAACTATATTATTTTCTTTTGAGAACTTTAAAGCAAACTCTGTCGCTTCATGTTGATTTGTGAAATGAAACGTTTCTAGCGTAATATGCTTTGCATTATGTTTGCTTAAGTGTGATTTCCAATAAACACCAGAACCGCCATATACATATGGATTATCTTGCTCTGTTTTGCCAAAATACTTTAAATCACAGTGGGAACATTGTTTGACGTATAGATAAATATTCATGCTGATTCTCCTGCATAGAGTTAGTGTGGGTGGATGCTCTAACATCGTGACCCACAACTACTTATACAAATAGAAATCTTCAATCATATCACAGACGGGTTTATCCGATCATGTCCGCGCAAGGCAATGACCAAGTGGTATACATCTCTTGTTCTAGTCTATCAATCTCTTTTTGAGCATCATCTCTGATCTTATCACCGTTAAACTTGTTTCCACCTGGTAGATTGATACCTGTATACTTTGTTAAGTTGTCGCCCCATTGACGCTTGACTAGTGCAGCAGCATATTGTGTCAACCAACGATCTGACCATACTCCACCATATACGGTTGGATCAATGATCTGATATGCTTCAACGATTAAGAAGCTTCCTGGTTGTACAATGTCCCAAGCCATATCTAGATATAGAATGTTGTTGTAACGATTGAAGCGAAGTGGCTGTTGACCGACTAGAAGCTGTTCAAGAAACTGAATATGCTGCATAGCAAGATAGTATGGTACCATCGTTGTAGCAGTCAAGTCATATAGATCGTTCAATGTGATCTGATAACGAATGTTGAACAGATTGTTTGATGATAATGATTCACCAACAGGGAATAGATTGACTGCACCAATGATGTTCGATGGTAGAGTGATATACTGATTTTCAATATCAGTTGGAGTTACCTGATACTTGTAATAGGTCTTTTCAGAACCTTCGAAGTGATAGTCCCAGAAGAATGTCAAAGCTTCATCAATACGATCAGAAACTTGATCGTCATCAACGTTGATATCAATAACAGGCGCACCTAGACGGCGAAGAATGTAATATTTAAATTCATCCCTATTAGTAGGTATTGACATTTTCTATATTCCTCTTTGTCTTATACTTCTTGTTGTTTTCACCAACTTCTGGTCTAATCTTTCCGTGCATAGGATTATTAACGCCAGACATTCTTTCAGACATTTTACGTTTTCTTTCCTCTGACCATTTTGTTCCTTTCATAGGATTGTTGGTCAGTGCTTTTTGTCTTCTTTTTTCTATTATGTCCGGTCTTTTATTGAACTCTACAGTATCTGGTCTTTTTCTTCCATACATAGGATTCTTTTCACCTACGTGTTGTCCTGTTCTGGTTTTACTTATATTGCTTTTAACTTCTTCTGTAAATATGACAGCACGACCGTCGTGTTTGTTTAACCACACATTATTGGTTTCTCTAATTTTCAATCTTCTTAAAACTTTATGTTCCCATTCTATAGAATCTTTAGCATCTTTGAACGTTTTTCTTATCTCGAACTCAAAAGAATCGTCGCCATATTCTTTTCTTAGTGATTTAACGACATTAGAAGATGTGAAATACTTTGTCCAGAAATCGTCAGGATGACATCCTTCTTTATATCTTACACCATAATAGAACATATTTGTCGGTATATGATGTAGTAAGTAGGTATATGGTGTTGTCATATAACAGGAGCGCCAAGTCTTCTGAGTAGATAGTATTTGAACTGTTCTCTTGAGTTTGGAACTGCCATTGCTTCTTCCTATTGTTTATTGTTATTTATGTTATAACCATTGACCAAGAAGATCATCAACATGTGGCATAGGATTACGATATAAGTTCAATATGACTGTATTGTCTTCTAGTGCTTTGATTTCGTGATGTTGTTTATCATCGGTGTAATATAAAAAATCTCCAGTATTGGCTTTATATAACCACTCTTTGTCTGGACCATATGCTTCTATACTGCCGTTGATAACAACTGTATCATGATAGTTCTTTGGTCCATGTTGATGCATCTCTAATACATCTTCAGCTTTTGCGAATACCATTTTTAGCCAATATACATTTTCATGTTTTTGGAATTGAGATTTGATCATTATGAGTATGTAAAAGTAACTTGTCCAGCAGCACCAGCACCGCCTACGTTTCCGTTAGGATTACTAAAGTTACCGCCCGCACCACCACCACCTGGCGGATTACCAGACGATCCTTTTGTAGTCTGAGTAGCGCCACCGTTAGGAGATGCCGCGCCATTTGATGTTTGTCCACCACCACCGCCGCCTGATGTATTAACGTCTCCTCCACTAGCTGTTCCTCCTGTGCCCTGAAATGCAGTACCAGATCCAGCAGCACCACCAGTGCCACCGTTTGCAGTCAGAGAGAAAGAAGTAGTAAATGTATTCTGAGAAGATGTTGTCGTTCCTCCTGTGCCTCCAGCTGCGGAACTGCCGGCGCTACCAGCAGTTCCAACTGCATAGTTTAACGTTTGACCCCAGTTTGAAGAAGTTAGAGATATAGTTTTTTTTGAGTAAGCACCTGCTCCGCCGCCACCGCCAGGTTGAGTTATACAAATATTGCTACCATGACCACCACCACCGCCAGCACCCCAAGTTTCAATAACTACTTGTGATGCTCCAGTAGGAATAGAATCAGTTCCACTGCCTGATGTGTATGTTCTTGTTACTGGCGGAAAGTATTTCTTCGAACCAAGAAACGCCATCTGAATACCACTCATATTATGATACTCCTGCTCCACCAACAAACCATCTATCAACAGCAACACGAATGCAAGTTGCAGTTGCACCAGCAACTAGAGTTCTGCTTCCTGTTGTTGTAGTTCCCGCTAACTGGATTGTAACGTTACCAGCACCAGCAATCGTAAGTGTGGCAGTATTGCCATTGATTATGCTGATAGCAGCACCATTCGCCCAAGCAACTGTGGCGTTATTGGCAATAGTGTATGTCAAAGTTCCTGTATTGGCTGCATTGAAGATATGACCACCAGAATCTGATGCTGCTGTTGTATAGCTTGTATTCTGAATATTCTGTGGAATATCTCTGTAGCCAACTGCATATGCACCAGCACCATAGTTGACTGTTGTGCCTCCACCAGTGAATGCTTGGTTACCAGAGATTGTGTAGTTGCCTGAAGTGTTGACATAGCTTGCAGCCGCAACACCACCGAGATTTGTTGCATTGTTTGATGTCAACGTAGCTACATTCGCAGCAAGTGTTGAGTTTAGTTGATAAGAAGCTGCTGAGACACCACCGAGATTTGTTGCATTGTTTGCAGTGCCAGCAGTAAATGATAGTCCTGTACCAGTTAGACCTGAACCAGAACCAGTAAATGTAGTTGCCGTTACTGTGGTAAATGTAGCAGAGTTTGCGGTAGTACCACCAATAGCAGCAGGAGAAGCCCAAGAATATCCTGCAAACAAAGTAGCATTCGCCGCTGTACCACTAATACCTAAGCCGTTTGTTGAGTTTGCATAAGCTTGGCTTGTATTCGCGACAGCATTAGCAACAGCATTTGTGAATGCGGTAGCTGCAATAGTTGCTGCATATGATGTTGCGTTTGTGTAAGCTGCCGAAGCATTGCTTGTGATAGCTGTATTGACAGTTCCTAATGAAACACCACCAAGCTGTACTGCATTTACACTCGTTACACTAGCGCCATTACCAGAAATGTTATTAGCATAAAGATTCCAGACAAAGCTTGTGTTGCCTAGATTTAGATTATTCGCAGCAGGAATAAACGCAACGTTTGATTGCCATGCAGGAATAGCTGAGTTGTAAATCAAGTTAGCAAATGTGCCAACAACAATACCAGCATTGTTTGATGTAATGGCATTCGTTGCACTGTTCGCAAGTACAAGATTTAAATCATTTGTTGTGATAACAGTTGAGTTGATGAATGTTGTAGTACCAGCAAGTGTTAGATTTCCAGTGACAGTCAAGTTACCAGAAACAGTAGCACCACCCGAGACGTTTAGACTTGCTGCGTTTAGTGTGGTAAAGTTTGCTGTGTTTGCTGTAGTTGTACCAATAGAACCTGGAGCAGCCCAAGCAGCACTATTGAGCGTGAAACCATTGGTCGAGTTTGCCCATGAGCCAGGATTTGTTGTTGCAATATATGCTGTATTGACTGAAACACCAGTGGCTGATACTGCAATACTGTTATCCGCATTTGCAACATAGACTGTGCCCGATGATGTGATAGT